ATGGTCGGAGTGAGAGGATTCGAACCTCCGACCCCCTCGTCCCGAACGCGGGGGATTTCTTGGAGATGCCCGGATTTCTGGGCTTTCTTATCACCCTTAAACGCTCTTGTTCACCTTCAATTCCGTTTTATCTGTGGGGAATCTGTGGGGCGAGTTCGGCTTGTTCTCGGTCTGTGCATCATTGATGCTGACGACGTTCTTTGGCCGGCGTGAAGCGGCGTGTTTCGCGGTGATCCGCTCGGCGGCCTCTACCTGAAAGTCCGGATGATGGTGACCATAGGTCTGGACGAGAGTTTCAACGGTCATCCCCAAGAAGCCAGCCGCCTGCCAGACGTCAGTTCCGGCCAGCATAAGCCATGTCGCCGCGGTATGTCGAAAGATATGCGGCGTCACGTCCGTGTCGAGGCCGGCAAGTTTGCGAGCGCTGCGGAAGCCCTTCTTGATCGAGTTCACGGGTTTGCCGTTCCACTCGACGACATAATCCTGCGAAATTTTCCTGCCGATGTTCTTGCTCTTCGCCCGTCCCTTGGTGTGGATTTCCAGTTCGGTTGAGGCCCATCGTCTAAGATGGGCGAGAAGCCTGTCGGGCAGGCGTACCGGTGGCTGGCGCTTGTTCGTCTGTCTTGCGCCTTCGGCTCGTCGATAAAACACACCGCGCTCAAGATCGACATATCCATGGCCTTCCGTGGGGCGAATCGCGGCTCCGCAAATGGCGGATGACCGCGTGCCAGTATAAAGTGCCACGAGCATGAAGCGGGCAAGATGCCTGCCTGTGCGCCGAAGACTGCCATCCCCGCTGGGCGCGCGCTGCGACATGCGCCATGCCGCCCAGATGAGGCGCGCCGCTTCAGAGCGGGTCAGCCACCGTTCACGGCGATGGGGCTTTTCCGGGAGAGTGATTTTCGGCGCGGAGGTCGAGTATCCCTCCTTATGATAATAGTTGATGGCCGACCGCAGGTCTTCAAGCTGGCGGCGAGCGGCCGCCTCGGTCGACGACTGCGCGATGAAATCCCGGCAGATTTTCCCGTTTATTTCACCGAGCACCCTCTCCCCGAAGAAATCGAGGATGCTCTCGATCCGGGCCGCTGTTTCGGCAGGCCGGGCATGTTTGGTCGCGACATCCGTCAGATAGACATTCAGTACGTCCGCGATCAGGATATGATCGGGGTCACGGCCCCGCTCGCGCGCGGGCTGGTATTTTTCGTTGATGTAGGCTGCGAGCGCGATTTCAGCGCGTTCACGGCTTGCCTCGCCGCCGCCAACGCTGATGAATTTTTGCCCGTCGCGGATGAACCACCCTGCTCTGTTTCGGAGCGAACCATCGCTCTTCCGGCTTTCGTCACGCCAGACGAGGCGCGCTCCTTTCGACGTCCGCGACATAGTTCCCGCATCTCCCTGATAGCAGCCAAGGTCACATATTCTTTGCCTGCTATAAGCTCGGTTTGCAATCGGCCGGCGTCGCGTTCCTTGCGCAACCCGGCAACTTTCATGCTCCCATCGGGGAATGCAAGGCGAACAGCATGCTCCAGCCGCAGGGGCGTGTCTTCGGAGATTGTCTCCCTGCTGATGACAGCTTCGGTCGGGGAGGTCATGACACCATCCTACCGAGCACGGCGCGGGCATCCCGCATGATTTCGTCAAGTTCGTATATCTCGCCGCAACTGGTTTCGATGCGAACACCAAGTCCATCTGGATGCCTGCCGTAACGCTGATCTTCCGGCTTGTCCTCGCCGTTCCAGCCTGCAACGAGTGCGCGAATTCCCGACAGGGCCTTTGCCGTTACCAGCTTTTCCAGAGCATCCCTATACCGCTTCGCCTCGGCCTCGGCGCGCATTTTGTCCATTTTTGAACCTATACGCTCACGGATGCGCTCGATACAAAACGGCAGGTCAGCGGTAAACATCTCACCAATGCGCTTGCCGAAATATTCTGATCCGCCGATGGTGAGGCTGGTTATCGCTTTCGTCGCCTCGCGAGCGTATTTCTCCAATTCAGCCGCCCGCTGGTTCGCCGCCACAAGTTTGACTTCGAGGGATTCTGTCGCGCGGGCAATTTCTTGTTTGACGCGCTTGGTCGTATAACGGGGCTTGTCCTCGTCATCGCCCATCAGTGCGGCGTTGACCTTTTTGAGGCGTTCGATCTCGCGCTCTCGCCCTGCTATCACCTGCTCGGCGTTCTCGCGGGTGACCAATTCGTGTTTCATCTTATATGATTGCGGCTCAAACTCGTATGCACTCATCATGCCTTCCGGCCAAAGATCATGACGGCCGAGCCAAGCGACTGTTATCAGTCCGTCCCCCACGGCTGGCGAATTGTCTCTGTCAACAGGGGCTGTGTTGCATGGTGTCGGGTCTAGAGCGGCCTCGCCACGCGCCCAAGACTGGCGCTGTGCTTCGAGCATCTCGCGCTGCTTATCTGCCGGAATGGCGTTGAATGCTTCGACGGCCTTTTTCAGGAGTTCCTTGAGGTCAGCCATTCTGGCCTCCATCTTTCGGGCGGGCGATGCGCATCGCCCGGCATTCTCGAACGGCGTCAAGGCGCTTTTCCCCGATTGCGACCAGCTTAGGGTCGCGGGATGCGATGAAGAGTTTCGCTGTATGCTCCAACGGTCCGTACCGGTCGGTCTCAATCGCACCAAATTTGATGGCGAGTGCGCGTTTCGATCTAGCGATGTCGAAATGCACCCACGATGCGTTCCGATGCTTGCCGAATGACAGGACAGGATGGCCCTGAATCCATTTGCGCTGCACACCGATCCTGTCGGCCATGGCGAACAGTTCGTCGTCGCTGTCGGCCCACATGTGGCACATGACCATGTTTCCGAAGGGCGCGGCCATATCGTCAACGTAAACGCTCATCGCTGCACCTGCTCCTGCTGCGCGTTGATCTTAAGGGAATTCAGAAGGTTGCGGCTGTCGGCCCACTGTGCATGGCCGGTCCACGCGGCAAGGAAACGCTCCAGCCGATCATGCTCGCCGGCGGCGCGGTAGGCGTCGATTTTGCGCTTGGCTCGTATAACGCTGTCGCGGCGCAAAAGCTTGTGCGTCGGCCAGATGCGGTAGCCGACGAAGTTGACGCCGCGGTTGACAGGCTGGATGCTCCACTTGGAAAAGCGAAGCCCCAGCCGTTTGCGCGAAAGCTCCTCGATCGACGCCCGGACCTTGCGCAGATGCTCGGAAGACTGGCCGAGGATGACGATATCGTCCATGTAGCGGTACCAATACCGCTCGCCCAAGTCCTGTTGCAGATGCCTGTCCACCACGCCGCCGTAGATATTCGCCCATATCTGCGACAGCAGGCTGCCGATCGGCAGGCCAATGCCGGCGCGCGGCGTCATCGTCTCGATCAGGCGAAGGGTGGCGCGGCAGGATATCTTCGCCTCGATCAGGTGCCATAGCGCGGTATGCTCGATGCTCGCGAAGTAGCGGGAAAAATCGGTTTTCAGGACATAGAGCGGCTCGCCGTGCCGGACCAGCTTCCGCATGTCGGCCTGCGCTGCAATGGCTGCGGCGTGCGTCCCCTTGCCGGGGCGGCATGCGAAGCTGCGGGGCAAGAGCGTCGCCTCGAAGATCGGCCCGATGACGGCATAAAGCGCGTGCTGGGCGACGCGATCCTCAAAAGGCAGCGCCGATATCGTGCGCTCCTTCGGGTCGAAAATCCTGAATTCGTGCGGCTCGCCGGGCCGATATGACCCGTCGCGCATGGCGCTCGCCAGATCCTCAAGGTTGAGGATGGAAAACTCGTTGAATTCCAGATAGCCCGTTGTCAGGCGTTTCGCCTGCGCGGTGCGACGGAAGGCCTGACGCATATTGGCGTCCGCCGTGATTTGGTCGATAAGATTCCTGCATTTCTTTCCCATTTGCCCCGCCCCGGATTGCCGGTCGCGGGTTTCGACGGCGCTGCCGCTACTCCCCGCTTTACCGGACCTTGCAATGTATTCGCCGAAGCCGGACGGTCGGGCCGACCACCTGACCGGCGCTGCGTAAACCGTTGCGCCGTCCGCGGAAGATGACCGGCGAGGCCGTGACCGTCGCCGAGTCGTGAACAGGTTGTCGCTCGCGCCGCGCGCGCCGATGTTCTCGTCAGAGTTCTCCGGCCAGTAGTCCAGATTCGCGTACCGGGACCCGGCATTCGAACTGTTGATCCACGAGCCGCCGAAGATGGACGGGCGCAACAGCATCATAACCCCGACCGCCCGTTGCTCTTCGCAGACTTGATCCATTGGCCGAGCATCGATCCCGTTTCCGCGACGTGGCGCAGCGCCACGGCATGCTGACGGTGGGAGACGATTTTCAGCTTGGGATTGGCCGCAAAGCGCAACCAGAATCGCAGCGTTGCCAGATTGGCGTCGGCTGCATAAAGCCTTGAAGCCTGTTTCGACTTCGCGGCCTGATATAAAAGGCCAACCTGATCGAAAAGGAGTCCGATCAGCCTGTCGCGCAGCACGCCGTGCCGACGCGGGCAAGCCTGAATAATCGGATACAGATAGGTCACGGCGGCCTCGAATTTCTCGACGATCGCCAGATCCTGCGGATTTACGAATTCATCTCTTGTCATGGCTGGCGATCGTCCGTTTCAGGGGACACGCGCTTCCGCGCGTGTCAGACAGGATTCAGGTGGTCGCTCGCGCCGCGCGCGCCGATGAACACGCCAGAGTTCCCCGGCCAGTAGACCAGAGACGCGTACCGGGACCCGGCACTCGAACCGTGGAGCCACGAGCCGCCGAAGAGGGACGGGCGCGGATCGTCCGGATCACCATCCGTCCCCCAAATCCACAGATTGCCGGTCGCCTGCATCATGCCGAAGCGGCTGGTACGGGCGGCATCGAGGCCTGTTTTCTTGGGGTTGCGGTCAGCGCTGGAGCGCTCGGTCACGCCATAAGCGGCGGCGCGGAATTCGTCATAGGTCAGCAGGCGCTTGCCGTGGCCTTCGATGATCTTGACGGTAGTCTGGTAATCGAGCAGGCCCATCGTATCGCCATTGGCGATTGTCTCACCAAAGCGGCTCGTGTCGTGCTCGGCGTGGTTGACGCCGAGGAAATAGATATCAACCCAGATGGATTTACCATCGGTGCATTGGACGCGCGTCATGCCGCGCGGATCGGGGCAAGATGGGCGGAAACCGATATCCCATATGGAGTAGGGATTGATCGCCGGTTCGCTGTCGCCACCGTCGCGCCCCACAGCATTGCCACCCGGCGCGAAATGGAAGCCCGCGAAGAATTTGCCGCTCAACGGGTTTTGGTCAACGATTTCTGCGCAAAGGTTCCCGTCCGAATCGAAGCCGATACCGTAATCGCGGCCGACCGTGGGATTGCTGAAGGGAATATGGGTGTCCGTTTCAAAGGTCCGGCTGATGCCTTCGATCGTGATGACCGTACCGGCCCGGATTCCGATCGCTGCCGCGTCGGTTGCCAGCAGGATCGGCGCGTCCGGGGTCGGGCGTTGTATATGGGTCGCAGGAGTTTTCATGATGATTCAGTCCTTCTGGTTGGAGTGGAAAGGTTTTGGTTCTGTTTCGCCCGTGAGCGAGCGCAGGGCGGCGGCGCTGATCTTGTGCATGGCGATCCGCCCGCGGTTCTGGCGGCCTGATTTACGGCGCAGTTCCAGCACCTGCGCGTCGTGCCAGCGGGCGGCCGCCAACACGCCGGCGCGATAATCCGGCGAACCGGTCATGACCGGGACCGTCATGGCGTATTGCGCCGTCGAGTCGTCGGGATCGATGGCGATCTGCTCGCCGTTAAAGATGTGCAGCATGCCCGCGACGGCCGGGGCCGTGCACTCGACGGCATAGCGCCATTCGCCGGCGAGCGTCTGGAATGCGGACGCGACGACGCCGGGGAAGCGGTAGCCTCTCGTCTTGCACACGGGATCGCCCGGCGCGAATTCAGGCCCCGACATGATGTACCTCTTTCGGAAAAGCGTTGTGCTCGATTCCGTCGAGCAGGCGACCGGCTGCGCCTTTCGTTGTTGGTTCGACATAAATGACGCGCTGGCCGTGAAATCCATGGCCGCCGTCAAGATTCAGCCACCGGCCGTTTGGATAGCGACGGGAGACATTGCCGCAGTAGCGCCAGTCGGGATCTTCCACATCGCGGTCATAGACCTGCCGCCAGTTGCCCCACTGCTTGAAAAAGAATGGCACACCGGCAGTCGCGCACTGATCCCGGAGCGAGCGTGCCCAATCCGGATGCATCGGCCGCGCGCCTTTCCCGCTCTCGCCGCCGACGACAACCCAATCGATTTCCGGCGATTTCCATGACGGAAGATCGTTCCACAGAGGGTTCGGCATGTATTCCGGGATGTAAACGCGACCGAGCAGCGGCTCGGCACTGATCCAGCGCCGCGCGGCGGGCGTGTCGAGCAACAAGGGGATACGCTCGTTGGCGCGCTTCTGGTCCTCGACCGACACGCCGAGCCAGACATTCGGAAGCGGCCATGACCAGACCTCGCGTGCGCCGCCGTCGAAGGTGTACCAATTTGCATAAATGTCGTCGAGTAGGTCCGGACGGGACAGAAAATCCCACATCCGCTCGGCGCGCTTGGTCAGGATTTGAAATGTGTGACGGCTGGCGATCGCCATGATCGTGAAGACGTCCAGAATCCATTCATCCGGCACATTCTCGTGAAAGAGGTCGGCATGAGCGCAAACGAATATATTGCGCGGCTTTCTCCATTCGAGGGGCTGGTGCAACCATTGCCGGTTCAAGCGGACCTTGCCATTCCAGACCGGACCGGTTTTCGTCGGGGTCGTCAGATCCCGGCGCGAGGGGTGATCCCGAAGGCGCGTACCCGCTAGTTTCATCGCATAGCAGTTCGTGCAGCCCGGCGAGACGACGCTGCAACCCGTGATCGGATTCCATGTGGCGTCGGTCCATTCGATGTGGGTTTTGTCAGCCATGGAGCAACCTTTCCAGATCGCGGGCCACCGAATAGAGCGACAGAACGGGATATTTCTGCCCACCTATGTAGATTCCGCTTTCCTGAAGAACCGGCTGCAAAAATCGCTCGCCATCAATATTGACCACCTCGAAGTCGCCCCGCGCCAGTGCGCTGGCGAGGGCGTTCTCGATTTCCTGAATGCGAACCGTCGTCGACACTTCGTTAGCCATGGCACGCCTCCGCAGTCAGTTTCGCGCGCCAGTTGAAGAACCCTAATGCGCCTTTGCATGGGATTGGCTTTTCAAGCAGCCTCGGATTTTCGAGCACGAAGCCATAACGCCCGAAGAACCACCGGCTGTCGGAACGGCGCACCACGTCGACGATATCGACCGTGCCGATGATGGCGCCACGCTGAATGGGCTGGAGGGGTGGAATCGGGTGCTGGATCGCCTTTGCCCTCGTATCCGCGTCCTCGGCGGCGATGTTGGAAACCAGCATTCGGCATTCATAATATTCCGCACGCGTCATGCCCTTGGAGGCGTGAATGCAGACGGTGCCCCGGATTTGCGTATTCCAGTCGCGGTTCTCGACAGGCTTGCCGAGATAATAGATGCAATGCACCCACGGCTGGCGAACCGACAGGGCGAGTTGCGGAAGGTCGGGCATGAAAATCGACATGGCGCGCCCTCCCCCTCAAACCCGCATCGGCATGATGACGAATATCGGCGGCTCGGTGCTCCCGGCGGCATCGGCCGGAACGACACGGCAGGGTGCGCCGGGATCGGACAGTTCGAAGCGCACCTTCTCGCCGCCGCAGGCGGCCAGCACGTCGAGGCAATAGCGGTGGTTGAGGCCGATCTCCATCGTATCGGCGTGGCCTTCGGCGACGGAAAGCCCGTCCTCGGCCTGCCCGCTGTCGGGGTTGTTGACCTCCAGCTTCACCTCGGACTCGCTGAAGGTGAAGCGCACCGCGCGGCCGCGCTCTGTCGAAACCGTGCTCACACGGTCGATCGCCGCCGCAAGTGCGGCGCGGTCCAGCACATAGGTCTTGTCGTTGCTGGACGGGATGACGCGGCGGTAATCCGGGAAGGTGCCGTCGATCAGCTTCGACGTGATGGTGGTGCCATCGGAAAGCGTGAAGCGAATCTTCTGACTGGAAAGCTCGATGCCGATATCGCCATCACCTTTGACGAAATGGCTGATCAGGCTGACCGTGCTGCGCGGCACGATGATGCCGGGCATATCCTTACTGCCCGCCGGGGGATCGAGCGTCACGAGCGCCAGCCGGTGGCCGTCCGTCGCCACAGCGGCCAGATACGTGCCGTCATGGTGAAGGTGGATGCCGTTGAGATAATAGCGCGTCTCCTCCGTGGAAATGGCGAAGCTGACCGTGGCGACGATATGCGCCAGCACCTTGGCGGGTAGAGAAAAGGAATGCGTGAAACTGTCGGCCGGCAGGACAGGGAAGTCCGTCGCGGGCAGGAACTGGAGCCGGAAGCGGGTTCGCCCGGACTTGACGTTGACGAAATTGCCGTCGCCCTCGAAGGCGATTTCAGCGGACTCGGCCATCTTGCCGACCGCATCATGCAGCATGCCGGAAGGCACGGTGAACGGCTCGAAATCCGGGACGCCGATTTCCTTCGCGGGCGCCTTGACCTCGACATCCAGATTGGTGCCGGTAACAAAGAGCGTGCCGCCCTCGGCGCGCAGCAGCACGTTGCCGAGAATCGGTATCGTGTTGCGTTTTTCGACCGCGCGATTAACGGCGGTCAGGGCGGGGAGCAATGCTCCCCGCGCAATGGTGAAACGGGCCGTAGTCATGCCTGCGACTCCGGCGCGCCGGCGAACCACGGAAGTTCGGTAGCGGCGATCACGTCATGAACCGAGTGTGTCAGATGCTCGGTGATGACCTGATCCGGGCGATAGATCTGGTAGGCCCAATAGACCTTGCCCGCATTGACGCGATAGCGCAGGCGCACCGGAATGCGCACCTTCTCGCCCATGAAGAAGGGCGGGATCGACAGGATGAACATGCCGGGAATGACGATCGGCTTGCCGTCTGCGCCGACGTGGCTTTCTTCCCACTGCAACTGGCGCTCGCCCGATTGCAGGGTGTGATTGGCCTTGACGCTGGATTGCACATTGACCTGCATCTTGCGCGAAAGCTCGACAAGCTGCGCCGGCGTGGCGACAGTGCAGGAAAAATCCCGCTGGCAATTGATCACGTCCTGGTCGCTCGGCGAGGCCAGATCTGGAATGCGATCTTCAAGGAAATAGGCGAATTCCTCCTGTTCGAGGAACTTGCCGTCCTTTTCGATCCAGATACTCCACTCCTCGGAAAGCGGAAATTCGTAATGGAGGCGATGCTGGAGATTGTCGGCATCGCCGCCCGTTTCCTTGCGGTGGTAATCCACCACGGTGGTCATGGACGGCTTTTTCCAATCGAGATTGACGAAGATCGCGCTGTCCCCGGTCTTGTGCCGGTTGGTGAGGTCGATGAGCGCCTCCAGCGTCTGCACATTCGCGGTGCCCTTCTTGCGTGCCGGAAACAAGCGGTACTTTTCGAGCAGGGCGGAGACGTCATTGATCCTTGGCTCGTCGCCGCGCACCAGAAGGGCGGGAACCTGTTTCGGCAGGCCGGTCATATCGCCGGTCGCGTTGATGGTGACCAGTTCGGCGCCGGATGCCTTCGCGCCGAGATCGGCGATGGCGCGCAGATCGATGATTTCGGGCAGGCTGGCGGGGGCGGGTGAATTGTCGGACATATTGACTCCTGTGAGGGCTGGAGGGGTTAGCCGTTGATGACGTCGGTGACGTCGCGGGATGCGTCACGCGGGCCGCCGAACATGTCGATCTGCCGCGGGTGCTGGGTGGATAGCGAGCCGTCGTCGCACAGCCAGAAGAATGACGAAGGCCGGGTCGGCTTGGGCCGCTTCGACGTAGTCTCGGCTTCGATGGTGACAGTGCCGTCCACCACCTCGATATTGAGCTTGAGCGTCACCGATCCCTTGGCCTTGATCTTCGGGCGGTTGTCGGTGTGCTCCTCAAGGGCGAGCAGGGTTTCGGTGATTTCGGCGGTCAGCCGTTGCGAAAGCTCGCCGTTTTCGAGCAGGCCGAGAATGGTGCTGGAGTCGCGGATGCGCTGCATGGTTTTCTCCATGGTTGGGAGGATGGTCAGGGGCTAAAAGGGAATCTCGTCATCGAGGTCGCGGGCAAAGCCGACGCCTTGCTTGGGCACGTCGCCGGACTGGCCGGACAGCTCGCGGGTGCGCATCTCGCCGTAATCGTCGGGGCCGGACGGGCCGCGACCGCCGCCGCCATTGCCCTGCGGCAGGAGTTCAAGCTCGCCGCCGAAGCTTTCCAGCACCGTCTCCGTGGAATAGCGCGCGTTGCCGTGCTGATCTTCCCACCTGCGGGTACGGACCTTGCCGGCGATATAGACGATGTTGCCCTTTTTCAGGTACTGCTCGGCCACCTTGGCAAGGTTCTGGTTGAAGATTACAACTGTATGCCACTCGGCTTTTTCCTTGCGCTCACCAGTATTCTTGTCGCGCCATGTGTCGGACGTGACGACGCGCATGGATACGATCATGTCGCCGCTCGATGCCCTGCGAACTTCGGGATCGGCGCCGAGCCGGGCAATCATCTCGTGGCGGTTGAGGCTCATGCTTCCGCCCTCCAGTCGATGCCGAGATGACGGGTGAGCCGGTCGAGCCATGCCTCCTCGGCCTTCAGCGCGCCCCATGGCTTGATGGCGCCAGTGAGCTTCGGTGGCCGAAGGTCATCTTCTCCGTATTGCGGCGGCTTACTGCCGAACAGGGCGAGGGCTTCCGCCTGAAGCATACGCTCGTCCATGTCGCGCACGGGTTGCGGCAGCGGACCCGGAAGCCCTATTACCGGCAGGCCTGCTTTAGTGAATATCTGGGCGTCGATGCGTGATTTCACGCGGTGGACGGCTTCGTCCATCCAGCCCGCCGGAACCCCGAAAAGTTCGGTAAATGCTTGGGAAAGCACGCTAATCGTTGGGCGCGTCCAGTCGCCGATGTATGCCTCGTGCGCATCATGCAGTAAAAAGAAGCCCGCCAGCGTGCTATTGCCAGTTTCGTTCGCCACCGCGTCCGCCCCCATCACGCAATGCTGCGCGACCGAATATGCTCCGACCGGGTTGAGGCCGTTGAAGCGTGGGATGACGGAAAGCGCCTTGGCGATCCAGCGCCACCGGATATCAGAATCCTGCACGCAAGTGAGGTCCATCAGGGAACCATCGGGCCGGAAAGCATAAACGGGGGCGTTCATTGCGGGATACCGATCATGAGGGCGAGGAAGGGGGTGAAAAACGCGATCAGCACCCCGGTGGCGATATCGAGCCTGCTCATGCCGCCGCCCTCGCCCGTGCCGGCGCGATCTTCGGCAGGCTCTGGTCAGCCGCATCCAGCAGGCGCTTGCGCTCCACCGGCAGCAGGGGCAGCATGTTCAGAAAACCGTGCAGTAGCATCAGGCAGCGCTCACGCTGCGGCGCCCACGGATCGAGCAGCAGCGCCGCCCTGCCCGCGCAATAGCGACCCCACGCCTCGAAGAACTCCGGCGACGTGGTGAGGTTTTCCGTCATGGGCGGGCGGTTCGGCAGCGGCTCGCGGATCTTGAGCTTCATATCCTCGATGGCGTCGAAGGGCGCGGTACGCTTCTCCGCGCTCCATTCGGTCGCGAGCCTGCTGGCCTGACCGTGGAACTCAATGATTTCCGACGAAGTGAAGCCCGCGCCGATCAGGTCGCGGAACTGCACGCTGCCCCTTGAGGCGGCGATATCCTGCATCGCGCGGGCCATGATGACGGCGACGGTGTGCGCGGTGGTTTCAGCCGCGCGCGGATCAGTGTTGCGAACGGGGCTGGCGGGGCGCGGCTGATGTGCTTTTTGATTGAAGGGGATATTCATTTTGGCCTCCAACGGGGTTTCGATGGAGGCAATATCGAATTATTTGCGATATTCTGTCAATACCCATTATCGCATTTTTTGCGATATAGCGGATTATCAAGGACTTAATATCGCATCTTTTGCGAATCACCGCAAAGAAAAAGCCCGGCTCGCGCCGGGCTTTTGTGGACTACCGATATGCCGAATGGGTTCAGTTTAAGAGACTGTGCGCCTTCGCGGATCGCCTGACTTGAGCGCAATGGGCTACCTTCGAAGCCGGGCTCTGGTCCCGTAGTTCAACTTTCGTGCCTTCCGTCATCATGTTGAGCATGGGCGCGAATTGCGTATCGTCCGCCCTGACGCGCTTTTCAATATACGCTTCTATACCCGCCTGATTAAGGGACAGGCCGCAATACTCCTCTGACCCGAGAATCGTTCCGAGTTCATTGGCGACCACCATGCTGTCGGCGCGCGCCGGCGCGGCGGACAAGGTGACGCCGATAGCGACGGCAAGAAGTACGCGCCTCATTCCACTGTCTCCTCGACGATGATCTTTCTGCCCCGAGAAAGCAGGACGAAAAAACCGAGGATGACGACGCCCGCCAGCCAGATGAACAGAAGGAAGCCGCTTCCAAGTACGGTTCCGATAGCCTGTCCGGCGCGCTCCGCATCGCTGGCGGCCTGCACTTTCGATGCATTGTTGATGCCAGCGAACAACCCGAACGCCATGAAAATATTAAATGCTATGAAAGCAAGCAAAAAGAACCATCCGATAATGCCCCTCTTTCTCGTTTCCTTCCTGATGATCTTTGCCATTGAAGCCCCCCTTCGCTACATCATTACTCTCTGGTGACGGCGTATTTGACCCGCCCCAGAATACGTATCGTATCGCCGTCACTGCCGTCCAGCGCAATAGCTTCCTGAAACCGGGGATCGTCCGATTCCGGAACAAGCCACAGCGCGCCATGCTCGTCCTGCCAGAGCTTCTTCACGGTCGCCTCGCGCAGGCCATCCGCGCGCTCACGCTCGATCAGATATCGCTTGCCCGGCACCAGATCTTCCGGGCGCTCCATCGCATCCGTGAAAACGAGCACAGTCCCTTCCGGATACCGTTTGTTCATCGATGGCCCCCTCGTCTCCGCGGCATGAAGAGAAAAATTATGCAGCGCGGGATCGTCGAGCACCGGCACTTCATATTGATCTTCCAGCGGCCATTCCCATGTTTCAGCCCACATACCAGCCTGAATGTACCCCTTGACCGTCACCATTCGTGCTGAGTCGTTATCTATCAACGCTGCGCGGGAAACGCCGAGCGCCCTCGCGTAGATGTCGAGCTTGTCATCCGTGAGGTTGACCTTCCCCGTCTCGGCGCGATGCACCGTCTGCCAGTGCGCCCCGACCCTCTCGCCGAGTTCCGTCTGCGAAAGCCCCAAGGATTCCCGTATCTCTCTGATCCTGTTCTTCATGGCCTAAACATACCAATATCGCTAAATCTGCGTTATCGAAAAAAATGCGATAAGACCCTTGACTTTTGTATCGCATTTTGTGCGATATAAGTTCCGAAGGAGTTGGTCATGAATCTTGCTGAATGGCGCAAACGCGAGGGGTTGTCGTGCGATGAAGTCGCCCGGCGGCTCAACATCACGGCAGCCCGCGGCGGTTCCAGCGTCTGGAACTGGGAAACCGGGCGCGCCCGCGCCGACGCCGATATCATCGAACGCATCGAACAATTGACCGGCGGCGAGGTGTCCCCTCTGGACATGCATCGTACGCGGTTGGCGTGGCTGCGGCACAGCAGGGGCGAAGGAGCGGCTGCATGACTTCCCTCCGCCGCCGCCTCGACGATGCGCGTTGCGCTTTCCTTCACGGCCATTCCCGCCGCGATTGGGATCGGGTGCGCGTTCGTCGCCTGCTACTTCTGACGCAGCGCAGCATCGCGCGGCTGGATCGGGATATCGCCGAAGACGAGACGGGCATTCTTGCGTCCGGATGGTCACCTGTGCTGCGCTCGCTTCGCGGCCACGCGCAGCGCCTGGACAAGGGATTCGAACGCTACTCCTATGGCTTCCTGCTGAAGCACATCGAACTCCAGCGCGCCAGCCTCCGCAGCCACCGCCTGAAGGGTCTTGCGGACGTTGAGGCGGGCGGGAATCTCTTTCAATCGGCTTTCCATTATGTCGAATCCCTTCGGGTCCCGCCGCCGGAACCCTATGGCCGTCTCTATGAGGGCCTCGCGGAAAAGCGCGCATCGGATCATTTCTTTCGCCAGTTCGGTTTCTATCGGCTGGATCGGCATCACGTTTTCTCTCAAGTTTTCCAGAGGGTCCGACTTGCCTTCGACCGGCTAATCCACCGGGCTTCGTCCGGACCTCCCTAGCTATCTGACCCCGGCAATCTGACACGAAAAATCCCTTCCCTTAACGGGAAAATACAGCGGCTTTTCCCGCCACGGGAAAGCCTTGCCTTGCGAGGGCTTCGCCATGAACCAACTGACCGACGCATGGTTTTACCGCATCAAGGCGGCGCAGAATGAACTGATCAAATATTGCGGCGGCATCGAGCGCGTCGCCACGCTCGTCTCTGTTTCCAAGAGTCAGGTCGGGCGCTGGAACAACCCGCTCGATCCCGACATGATGCTTGTGCATGTCGTCTGCCAGCTTGAGGCCGAATGCGGCGTGGCCTGCGTGACCTCGGTCATGGCCGCGCTCAACAATCGCCGCGTGGTGGAGCCGGACGATGACAATGTACGCGCCGCGGGCAACCTGCTCGCGGCACATTCCGAAGTCGTGCGCAGCGTCGGCGAGGTCATGAGCGTCGGGGCGCAGGTTTTCGCTGACGGCAAGGTCACGGGCGCGGAAGCGGTCAAGCTCGACAAGTCTGTGGCCGACGCCGCACGCAATATCGACGGCCTGCGCCGGGAACTGTCCGGCCACATCGCCAAGGCCCGGCGCGGCGACACCGCGCTGCATGTGGTCGGGGACGAATGATGCAGCGCCCCAAAGACCCGCAAATGGCAAGCCTGATCCTGCTCATCGCCGCGCTCTGTGTCGGCTGCACGCTCGGCGGCGCATGGATTGCGATGTTCCTCGCCCTGATGGGGGCTGGCCGATGACGATTTCCGTTCTCGCCGGGCGCATTCAGATCGTGGTCGAGGACTGCATGGCCGCGCTGGCGCGGATGCCCGCCGACAGCGTCGATTGCATCGTCACGTCGCCGCCCTATTGGGGCCTGCGCGATTACGGCGTTGAAGGACAGATCGGCATGGAGCCGACGCTCGCCGAGCATCTGTCCGTCATGGTTGAGGTGTTCGAGCAATTACGGCGCGTGCTGAAACCCACCGGCACCTGCTGGCTGAATTATGGCGACTGCTACGCGGCGGCCCCGAACGGGCGATCCGCAGCGGAGTGCAAGGCCGCCGGTACGGATGACCGCACTTTCCGCGACAAGCCCTTTTCCACCATCGGTGGAAGCATCAAGCCCAAGGATCTGTTGATGCTCCCGCACCGGCTGGCGATCGCCTTGCAGGATGCCGGGTGGTGGGTGCGGTCGGAGATCATCTGGGGCAAGCCCAACCCGATGCCGGATTCGTCGGGCGCATACCGGCCTTCCAGCGCGCATGAGAAAATCTTCATGCTGACCAAGAGCGACGATGCCGACGTATGGCGCGCCCGCGATACCGGCGAAATCAGTTTCGCGCCAGACCTGTCGGAGCGTTGCCGGCTGATCACCGATCCGGCGCGGGAGGGTGCCCGCTGGCTGCGCATGGGCGCGTTCTACGATGCCGAGGCCGTCCGGCAGGGCTTGGCGGAAACGTCTATCGAGCGGCTTCAGATGCCAGATGGTTGGGACACCGGCGCCGGCGGTCACGGAAGCCACCATAGGGAAGGCCGGGAAAAGGCAAAAACACTCGATAAACAGCGCGGCCATGGGCGGCGGCACGACGGTTTCAACGACCGTTGGGACCAGATGTCGAAGGACGAGCAGTCCGCCTGCGGACGCTATCTGCGCAATTACGAACCCGCGCCGCTGACCGTCTGGCCGATGGCCACCAAGCCGTTTTCAGAGGCGCATTTCGCTACTTTCCCGCCCGAACTGGCGGAGCGCTGCATTCTGGCCGGTTGCCCCAAGGGCGGCATCGTCCTCGATCCATTCGGCGGGGCGGGCACGGTCGGCCTTGTCGCCGCACGGCATGGCCGGCAGGCCATACTGATCGAACTGAACCCGGAATATGCCGGGATCGCCAAACGCCGCATAGAAAAAGAATGGCGCGTGCAAGACGCGCCATCCATATCGGTCGGTCCCGGCCCGCTGTTCGGCAGCGAGGCGGCGGAATGATGCCCGTTCTACTCCGCAGCCTCCAGTCCGATCACCAGCCGCTGTCCCATGGCCGCGAGCGCAGCCGCCATAAGCGGAAGCTTTGTCGATTTGCCGGGGTCGAGCATTCGGCGCGCTTCCTTTTCATCCTTGCCGATCCGGCGCGCCAGCTCCATTCGTGTGATGCCGGACGCGCGGAACGTCTCGATCAGCGCGATCTTCATGGCTACATCGGCGTCGGGCGTTATCATCTCGCCGGAAGCCTTGGCTTCCGGCAATTCTCGCCCCATCTCCAGATAGGTGAGCAGCCCCACGCCAAGCGCGTCGGCGGCTTGCTCGCGCGCGTCCGCCATATCGTCGCCTTCCGTAATCGCCTCCGGCACGTCCGGGAAGGTGACCACGAAGCCGCCCTCCCTCTCGGTCGGCTCGAAAGCCGCCGCGTAAGCATATGTTTTCATTCTTCTGGCCCTTCGATCCTTTGTGTGATGGGCGGGCCTCATACGAGGCCCAACCCTTTCCTGATTTTCGCTGCCGTTTTGGGGTCTATTTCCCGGCTCGGCAGGGTGGTGAAACGGTCGCCGCACCAGACAGTGGCATGCCCCCCTTTCCCTTTGGTCTTGCTGACCCTGAATGCCAGCCCCTTCGCTTTCGCTTCGTCCCTTAGTTCCGCAATGAAGCGGTCCCGTTTGTCCATTGGCATCTCCGTTTCTATGCAAGCAATATCGGACAAAATTGTCCGAATGTCAAGCGCGTTCGGACAATTTTGTCCGAATTTTTTCCACGTAAGGGCCGGGCGATGACCGCTTCCCCTGCCCCCGATTTCACGATTTTCGGCATGTATGTGGATCGCAAGCGCATCCTCGACCGCATGACGCCCGGCGCGGTGGCGGGCATGTGCCGCATCCCCGCCGACGACGTGAACCGCGTTATTTCCGGTCGCCCCATAGGCGAGGAATCGTTCCACGCGCTTTGCGGCTGGCTGGGGCGCGAGCCTTCCTTTTTCGCCGTTTCCACCATAGTCGCCAACAGAAGGGCCTTGCCATGACCGCATTCGGCCATCCGGGCAGCATTACGCCCAAAAGCTTTATCCCCGATATGCCCCTCCCCATGGTGCTGGAAGGGCTGGCGCTCCTGCGCGAGATGGGCTGCACGGCCCGCGAACTTGTCGAGGCCAGCGGCATGACGCTGCGCGGGATTGAGGAGCTTTCCATCAGACCCGTCAGGCCCTATGCGCCGAAGGATGTGGCCTTCCATAATTACGGGTGGCCAGAATGAGCGCGCACCTGATCGTAGATTCCTTTGCCGGCGGAGGCGGTGCTTCGACCGGCATCGAGATGGCGCTTGGCCGGTCGCCCGATATCGCCATCAACCACAACCCGGCAGCGCTGGCCCTGCATGAGGCCAACCATCCCCAGACGCTGCATATTTCCGAAAACGTCTACCGGATCGACCCGCTCGACTATCTGCGCGGGGCGCATGTCGGGCTGGCGTGGTTTTCGCCGGACTGCAAGCATTTCTC